AAGATGTTGATAGTTGCAGGATAATTATTCACAATTTTAACATGGTATGGCCTGACAGTACAAGTGATTTGATGCATAACGCCAAAAGGTTGATAGAGCTGAATAATGAGGTTTACGATAACCTGCATTCGTGCGAATTCTGCAAAACGCAATATCCTGGAATTGAAGCATCAGACTATTGCCGGATATGTCGGTTCAGGGAAAGGGTGTGATAGGATGACAGAGAAAGGTATACAAATGAGCCTTGAACAAATGCGTAAAGAAGGCATGGCTGAAAAAATATTTGTTAACGGAGAACCGAAATATGCATTGACTAAAAAAGGCATTGCAAGGGCAAAAGAATTAATAGCAGAACAGCAAAAAAAATAAGCCCCTTCCGCCGATTAAAGCAGAAGAGGCTTTCCTTGTCCATATTACCCTTTAATTCCTTCCGTAGCATCCTTTAAGGCTGTAAGCGTAGTTATAATCAAATGTATCGCATTGCTGCCCACAGAGGCAAATAGCCCCAACAGGATGGACTGTGCGACAACAGGTACACCGGATATGCTTATCCCGATATTGAGTATGACGCAGATTGCCGGGCCTGTCAGAACGGACATAATGATCTTCTCTGTTTTGTCACATTCCAGGTAAGTACCCTTTGTAAAGAAATTTTTCACTTTCAGGTACAGAGGCTTGATTACCTCAACAACTCTTTCAGTGGCGATTGCTACCGCCAAAACTAACGCTAAAATCGATTCAATCATAATTCACCTTATCCTTTCACAATTCGTTTACAAACCGCTTTACGCCATTTGCATCCTGTTTCCAATATATCTTCTTGCCGTTCGTACTGCCCTGTACATCCACATGGGTAAACGTAGGGTATACGCCTATGCCCTTGAAACCGAATGTGTCTGTCAGCTTTGCAACCTCAAGCGGTGTCATGCGGGATATTTTAATATCGGCCGCTTTACCCAGCAGGTGATTGCTTGTCGCTATTCCGCCACATTCCTTGTTGTATGCCACGCTGCGGTATCCGGATGTGATTGTCACAGGCTTACCCGCTTTGTCGCGTAGATGCTGGAGCTTTTCTATCAGCTCATAATCAATTGTGATAGTTTTGCTGCCGTCCTTGCAGGCGAATTCATTTAGCGTGAAATTCTTTGACAGTTTCATTCCTTCCGGTACGTTATACATCGTTATCCTCCTTTTACAATTTTCTGAACATTGATAGCCGGTTCTTCCAGATTTTTAATTCTGGCATTTGCTACTTTGATTTTTTCGTCAAATACCTCGCACCGTTCCTCAAGCTTATACGTTCGCTCGATAAGATTATTGTGCTTTCCTACCTTGATTTCGAGCTGCTCCAAACGATATGCAATCAATGCCGTACTTTTCCGTTGTGCGATAAAGCTACCTGATAATGTGCCCGCAAAGGCAATTACCGCTACTATAATACTACCTGTGTCCATCTTGCACCGCCCTTCTTAATGTGATATTATTGTATAACCTTCCTTTGCCAGCGCACCGCCGACATTGGAGGGTACCGGGCCGGGGTATTCGCGTACTCCGGCCTACTCGTTAATATAAGTTTATCATACAATTTGCGGAGTCCTTTGGCGGTCAATCAATCTTGTTTTTAAAGCTTTCCACCAAGCTTTTTACCGAATCATACGGCAATCCAAGAATCCTTGACAGGATAGAGAATGTATCATCCGTCAGTCCGTTTAATGTCTTTTTCCACTTTAACTTGCCTTTATTTTCACCGGACTTGTAGCGTTCTTTTGTGGCAACCTGCTCAACCATTGTTGTAATATCTGTAGCGTAATCTATCATTTGATTCAAAACTTGAAGCTGTGATACGCTGACGTCATACCCCATAAACTTACCGTATTTTGTCTTACTTCGGTATGCGCTGAAAATCTTGCCTACAAAGTAAACCTGGTTCAGTATACCTTCAACAATGTCAAGCGGTATGTTCCATCTGTTTTTTTCGTCGTCGTCGTCTTTACCTTTTATTTTATTTCTCAGCTGATCGATTGACTGTTCCATTATGTTTGCTATCACTAGTATGGTTACAAGCTTCTTTGCCGCCCTGCCAAAATCCTTTGCTGTCTTTTCGCTCTGGTTATACTCTAAAGTAGCTTGTACGGTCGAATTAAACATTATATTGGTCTGTGAAGTAAACATTGTAGCAGCTCTTGTAAACAGGCTTCTTGACCTTGCTATGGATGACCTGTCGTACATGGTGGATGCAGAGTTGGTATGCCGTACTATTTCTTCCGTCTTTCTTGCAGTCTTTTCCAGCAAATCATCTTCGGACAATTGCGGGTTCTCTTCTTTAAGCATCATTTTAACGGCATTCCATGTCTTGCCTATTATCTGCCTGTCCGCCGCAACAATGCCCTTTGTAAGTAACTGAGGAATGTCCTTGTAGTTTCCGAATAGCCTTCTTATCCTTGCAACCCTGCCTATATCACCCAGTTCAAGGGAAATATTACCCGCCGCACGTTCCGCAAGTATCGGGGAATACTTTTTTATTTCATCAGTGGCCGTCTTTGTAAACTGCGCTTTCAAAAGATATTTAGCCGGTATCTCGTTTGTCTCAAGCGCATATGCCGAAAACTGCTTCAATATAGTGAAGGGATTTAAGCCTAATGCCGATGAAGCAAACTTATTCTGTATAGAGTATCCCAGTTTATCAATGAATTCCAGGTCAACCGATTTAGTTTCAACATCCTGTATGTATTTGTTCAGCTGCATGTGAGCGCTGTACATCCCTACCTGCCGGTATGCGTTTTTAAGCTTTGTATTTTCCATCAGCATCTTAGCATTCCGCAGAGGCTTAGCAAGCCCTGTATACGCTGAAATCTTTTCTATATGCTCTACCAATACCCTGAATATATCATCCGCCACAATCGGAGTAGACGACTTCACGCGCTCTTTAAGCACCCCCATGCCCTCTAGTGACACGCTGGTTGACTTATTGCGCATCTTTAAGTAATCCTTATCAAGAAAGTCCTGATGCCGTTTAATTGGCACGTAGCCTTTCCTCTTCGGTATCAGCTCATACCCGTTGAGGTCAAGGAATACTTCATTCATCCGTGGTCTTGCAAAATCAGCGAAATACTTATCGGCAAGCGTGGCAAACTGTTTTTCTTCATTTGACATACTATCGGCAATTGTCTTTAGGTCTGCTTCTGTAAGCTTCACTACCTGGCTCAGATTAGTCCCGAAAGACACGCCGCCGCTTAACATGCTTCTTTTTGCGTCCGCATCCTGTGAAGCAAGGTACAGATATAATCTTTCCGCTTTGGTGATCCGTATTTTGGTAATGCTTTGTTTGGGCTGCTTCGATATGGGTATTTCAACCAAGTCTTTACTTTTCAGGTCCTTATTAAAGCTCCTGCTCCAACTGCGTATATCGTTGCCTAAACCGTCAAGGAAATCTTCAAATATCTTGTAAGCGTCCTGTTTATATCTGACCTCGTTTGAGTGGCCTTCGTACATATCATCAAACAGTATTTTTTTGATTATGCCCTTACCTCTCTGATCTGACATTATACTTAACGTTTCGGGGTTAAGGTGATTTTGAAAAAACTCCTTAACAAAATTCTTCGAGAATTCCGGTTTATTCGTGTCTATAACCGTAGGGTCTACTCTTATCTTCCTGCCTTCAAGCACGTTTTCGGAAGCTTCGGTTGCAATCTCTGCTGCTTCTCTGTGGCGCCCGTTTATGATAAGTTGATCTTTCAATTGTTCCAAATGCGTAAGGTGCATTATGGCATTGTATATGTTGTCAAATTCCTCTTTGGTTATCTGTGATGCCGTTTTTTTGCTCAATATATTTAGCTGGTTCAGCAAACGTTCCGGAATGTTATGCTCCGGATTATCCTCTATATACTGCTTCAACTTTTGCAGTTCGGCAAGCTTTCTTGACGTATGGCTTTTGGCGGTTATGTCGAACATGGAGAGGATAGCTTCAATTTTCTTTTTATACTCCGGGCGCATATATTTTAACCGCTTTGTGCCAATCTCGCGGAGCTGTGCAAATTTCTTATTTATCTCTGCTCGTTCAGCCGCCTTTGCTCTGTCTGCCACCGCCTTGTCTCTCGCTTTTTCTTTTAGTTTGCTTATGGCTTCTGTTTTCTTCAACATGTACTCTTTTTTAGTTTTTTTGAGCTTTTCGGAAAACTTCTTTTTCATATCGGTGATTTGCTCATTCTTATCTGTGCGGAGCTTATCAACCCTGTCCCTCAATTCCTTTTTATCAAGCTCATTCTTCCAGAAATTCTTATACTTTTCAGCATCAAGCAGTTTGTTAAGCTTGTCGATTTTAGTATCATATTTCTGAGATAGTCTGTCTAATGCCGCACTCTGCTTTTCTTTTGCAGTCCAGCGTATAGCATCTTTCTCTCTCTTGAAACTTTCCCTGAGTTTATCCTGTGCGCTTTTAAATTTCGTAGCGAATAATTGAAGGTTAATTTTGAGCAGGTGGCTCTCTTTGCCGAAAAATTCTTCTTCGATTGCTTCTATTTCTGCGGTTGTGGTTTTTGGCATACCGGGGTAGTCTTTTTGTTCGGCTGCAACGGAAGGTTCAGTTTTTGGGGTTGTAGCCTTTTTTGCTTCCTCCTGAGCTGCTTTAGCCGGTGAAGGTGTCTGTATCTGTTCCGCTCCCGTTTCTGTCTCCATGGGCTGCGTAGGCGTTGCTGTTGTGGTTGTGCGTGTGGGCACCGTGTCTGTTTTGACGGCTTTCCCGTTCTTTATGTCCATAGCCAACAATATGGCAGAGGAATCGGGGTTTCCATTGTGTACGCCACCTATTGGGTTTTCGCCGTTTTGCAAAATCACCATTTCGCCGTCAGGTGATTTCCTAACATCATACCAAACTTCTAAATCTTCATCGTAATAAATACCATTCTCAATATTTTGTCCATCGTTTTCATTGAACACCCTCAGCCTATCTTCCTTGTTCTTGTCGGCCTTCCTTCTTTCTATGTCTTCGGCCTCCTTTTTGCCTTCGTCTGATTGTTGATACCTTACCCTTTCTTGCCTTTCGCGTTGTGCGCTTTCTGCATCTCTCACCACTTCTTCCCATACAATGGGGGTTCCATTTGTTATGCGTTTACGGATTTGGTGAGATATACCGCCGCCGTATTTTTTATTTAGCTCTGTTATGCTAATGTTGCCTTTCTTAAAGTCTGCAATATCCTGCTCCAATCCTTCGGGCTGAGTAGGCTCCGTCGTTCGCCCTGTACCCGTCTTAGGCTGCTCTTCCTTCGGTATCGGCTTCAAGTTCCGCAATTCTTCCGCAAGTGCTTCCGTTTCCGCTTCTGGTCGTGGCGTGGTGATCTCCTTTTGAAATTCTTCTTCCGCTTCGGTTTCAAGTGCATCTTTGATGGGCGCTTCTTCGGTGATGGGTGCGGCTTCTGTCTCTGCTGTTTCTGTCTCTGCGCTTTCTGTGTCGTCTTTTACCTTTTTCGCATAATCTTTTAAATCTTTTGCCGTCTGCTCCTGTAATTCAACTAATCCATTATAGCTTATGGGATATTGGTTTTTGGTGTATTCAGCTGCTGTTTGGCTTGATTTGTATGTTTTTGGCAAGCCCTGCGCCACCGCAAGAGTAGCGTCATAGTTTTGGTCAATAAATTGCTTTGTTGCATTTGCTTCTGCAATATTAAAAGGCACATTTGGAGCGGCAAATAAACCACCTGTTATACCGCCGATCAAAGCGTCGTAACCCATTTGTTTAAAGTCTATAACGCCATTTTTGCCAACCCACGGTTTGTCTTTGTCGTAAATAAGCTTTGAAGCTATTCCCATAATTGGATTTGTAACTGCTTCTTCCGCCGCTTCACCAAGTGCGGCCTTACCGGCACCAAGTCCTATTCGTAATAAATTTTTACTCATGTTGGCAGTGCCGTTTTTAACTACTTTACTAAGCAATCCTGTAGGTAATATCTTTTTTAACGGACCGATAAACGCTAAGCTTTCAATGGCTGTTTCAACTGCGCCGCCAAGTAACCCGTACTTCATTTGTTCTGCGTCGCTTGCTCCTTCGAGTTCTGCTTCTCTGGCATAACTACCAACGGCAGGAACGCCAAATGAGGCTTTACCAAGTATAGGGTTAATCAAACTTGCCAACACAGAAGGCACCATTCGCGTAACAGATGATAAAACGTCCCCTGTGGTTTTTTGTGCTTCGCTTACAGGTTCATTAACTTCCTGTCCTGCTTGTGCTTCTCTTTCAAATCTATTCTGTGGTTCTTTGAGTGCTTCAATTGCCTCAGACGAATAGCCTAATGGCGTAAACTTTGCGGCTGTAGCAGCGGCGTTTAGCAAGCCTTGATTATAACTCATTAAGCCTTCTTCTGCTCTGCTGCCATAATAAGCCGCTGGTTGTCCTCCTAATTTCGTTCTGTATGCTGCGGTATCTTCTGCTCTTTCTTCCGGTGTCATTGCCTGTATTTCCTTAGTGCCTTTAACGGCAGATTTGAGCAAATCAACGCCAGTCTGTTTGTACCACGGTTTGGTTTTAGTCTGTGCATACTGCTTATCGTATATTTCACCTTGTGTCTGACCTTCGGCATTAACTTTAGTTTGAGAATATTTGTCAGCTTCTTCAATAGTTTTAAATTTCCCCAAATATTTACCTGTTTTTAAATACTGGTCAATTGCTTCGTTTGTCGTTAACTCCCTATCTCCATTAGTCCCTAAAATTAAAACAAATTTATCGGAATTGGGGTCTTTAACTATCATAGAATTGGTGGTTAAATAAGGGGTTTTGGCATCAGCAACAAAAGATTTTCTGCTTACATCTTTTGTAACTATGGGTAAGTTATTTAAGTCTACATTACCTAAACCATAATAAGGTTGCTTCTTACTCGCCGCCTTCATAGCTTCCTGTGCTCCACTTTCAAATTTTGCAATGTCAAATGTTTTTGCCGCGCTCGTTTTTGCAGGAACCGTAGCAGCTGCGGGTGTTTCTGTTGCAACTCTGTTGGCATGGATAAGCCTCTGTTGGGCTATTGATTCTATGCGGGATTTAGTTGCATCAGCAATTGAAGCGGCTTCTTTCTCTGCTTCTTGCTTTTTTCTTTTTAATACTTCGCTATACAAACCGCTTCCGCCATTGGTCTTTGTTTTTATAGAACTATACAGTGGCATTGTTTCACCGCCTTATTTCAGCATCATTTTGAGTTTCTCGTAATTTTCAATTCCTACTTCATTTAATATCTTTGTTTTTTCATCTTTCATCTTCTTTTTAAATGCTTTGAGATCAGATTCTGCAAGAGCATAATACTCCTGATACTTTGCTGTTTGGGTTTTAGTTGTTTCTTTTTCAGTTTTCTTTTCTAAACTTCCAGTGTTTTTCTCTAACTGTGTCTCCGCTGCATTTGCAAGTTTTTGAGCCACATCTATTCCGAATTTATTGTAATAATCTTGATAAAATTCTTTGTAATTTTCAAGCCACGCTTCGGGATCTCTTGTCGCTAAATCCATTTCAGTAGTATACACGGGGTCTTTAGAGTAATCAGTCTGTTCTTCCATGCCATAATTCTTTTGCGTTTTCAGCATTGTTTCAACATCACTTGCAAGCTGGTTATAAAGCTTTTCGCCTATTTTGCCCGTTATAATCCTCTTATTCTGCATCAGCAATGTAGGAGCAGTACTCGGGTCATTTTGTACCGCCTGACTTATTGTACCGCCGCCGCCGCCTGTAAACGACGTTAAATAGTCGTAATATCTTTGAAGTTGTTCGGTTGTCCCCAGTGTTTCAAGCGTACCGCTTTCTTTCCTTGCTGCCGCTGCCGCCCTCGCATTATCCGCCGCCATATTGGCTATTTGAGCATCGGTATACTTTAATTCACTTGCAAGCTTCGCCTGTTCAACTGATCTCTCGTACGCTTCCTGCTCCGCCGCCGTTCTTGCTTCTGCCGCCTTTTCCTCTGCCGCCGCCTGAGCCGCTTGCATATTGGCTATTTTCTCCTGCCTATACGCTTTCAGATAAGATTCTTCAAAATCATTCGTAGGGTCATTGTCGCTCGTTACTTCGTTTATCCGCGCCTGATAATTATCTGAATACTGCCCTATCGTGGACAGGAAATCAGATACTTTCTTTTCCTCTGCTGCCCGGGTATCGGCAACCGTGTCTCTGTATCTGTCGTAATTCTGCGATTCAAAGCCCTGCAATGCTTCAAGCTGTCCAAGTATATTGTTGTATTCATTCTGCTTTCTGGTCTGTTCTGCACTTATCAGAGAAGGAAGGACAGTTCCGGAGAATTCCTGTGCATAGTCATTCTGCGCTGCCGTAGCTGTACCTACCGCCGCCGTGGAGGGTCTGCCGCCGGTCAAAGCTGATAGTCTGCCTACCTGATTGTTGAACGCTGATTTGCCGGCTGCGTCGTACTGCTGTTTCAATGGGTTATATAATGGATCCGTTGTAACATCATAAGGCGTGTTCGGGTTATATCCCAATAGCCTGTCGAGGGCTGCGTTAATCTTATCTTCCCACGGACTTTGATAGGATTGCGCCGGAGCTGCCGGAGATAAATTGAGATTAGTTAAGCCGGATAAGTCGGGTGTGACAGGTGCGGTTGGTGTAGTCCTGCCTCTTATCGTGTCCATGCCTGTGTTAAGCTGGTCAAGATTAATCGCACCGCTGGCATACTGTTTCGCAAGCTCCCTGTCCGGGTCAACTGCCGGTGTTGCAGGAGATGTGTTCAATGGGGTTATAACAGGTGCAGTTGTGACAGGCTTATTCAATGAGCCTAAAGTCTGTACACCGGCTATACCGTCAACATCAAGGTTATTCGCCTTCTGATATGCTGTCACCGCCGCCTGTGTTTTAGGCCCGTAAATTCCGTCTGCACCACCGGGGTCAAATCCCGCCGATGCAAGTTGCTGTTGCAGCTTCTTTACATCGTCACCCGTCGAACCTATTTTATAAAAATTCGCCATATATCGAACCTCCTTAAACGCACTTTGCAAAAGCCCATGTATAACAGGCATAATATATCTACTCTTATTTTATCATGGAAATGAAGGCGGTCTTGAATGGTGAGATTGTTGAGTTGAATTTCCTTTATATGTATTTTGGCACCCCTAAAAGTAGGGGTAGTACTGCCCCTAAAAGTAGGGGTAGTGGACACAGTTTAAAGATATTTATTGTAAATTGCTACCCCTAAAAATGGGGGTAGTCGAATTGTTTTCTAGTTCAGTTGTTTAAAGGCTTTGGAATGCTTTTGGAAATTTATGTATGCACACCCCTACTTTTAGGGGAGCATTTATATTTTACCATCCCTTATACTATTTATATTCCTGCCATACGCTGGATAGCTTATACTTGTTGGGAGTTCTGTCGAATCTTCCATTATGGACACATTCAATAAATCCGCACTTAATTAAATCATCAAAACATTTTTTGACACAATCTTTGCTTATACCGATTTTTTCAACCTCTGTATGAGGAAATTCAATTTCATTTTGAACTGTACCTGTGTATCTTAATTTGAGAGATATATATAATTTCACAGATGTAGCTTTTAATGAAGTCCATGCTTTTGATGTTATCATATCCTGCGTTATTCTCACGTGCCTATCATTTGCTTTTCGCCCTTCAAACAAGCGAAAGTTTGTATTTTTCTTCTTACCCATATGTAACCTCCAGTATAGGTCAAATTTCTAGGGTAACGGAAGAAGTGATACTGGCACTTCCCCCGTTTTACGTCCGGCCAGACAACCCTTTTATATTAATTCTATCACGGTTTTTACCCCTTCCCATTTCCTCTGTTTTTGCATATTTCTGCCTGTATTTGACAATACTTATGGACAGTTATATAATGAAGTTGAAAATTGGTTATAAACTGATGGAGGTATTTATATGAAAAAGTTTATCTTAATGCTCATAGCTTGTCTGGTACTGTCCTCAAGCATCGTATACGGTGCAAGTGTAATTAAATCAGCATACTTCAATGAAGGGCTAACGCTTGCAGTCAACAACTCACAGGCCGATGTACGTTTCGTCACAGTAGAACTTGAAGGCGAACAGTACGGTAGGAACTATGTATCTGTAGCAGACTTCGTAAAGGCACTGAATGACTATGCTGGATTGAATGCTACGGTTGATTTTGACAGCAAGACGCAGACTATTATTGTTGATACGAAGGTGTCAACGCCAACCGCTATAAATGTACCAACCGCCGCAGTACAAACTAAGACGGTTGTTGAAAACATACCCGAACCGCCATCCGAAGTATTACCCGAAGGTATGGAATGGGTACTGTACGGCGAAGGTAATAATCGTGATTGGGCTATAAAATATAATAACTGTATCTACTACAATGAATTTTTAATCTCTCGCTTTGGATATAGAATAACTCACAAACCATCCATTAGAGAAAATGGTTTACCTTACGGAATGATTGTTATTACTAAAGGAGAAGAATTCATACCGTACGATGACAATGACGCAAACTATGCAATACGAGCCAATCACGGTATATACACAAATATTACATGGCTTGCCGAACATTTTCAAACCAATTAAAAGCACTTATACTACACTTGTTAATATACCATTCGACCATGTATATGTTTCTCCGTCAATTACCCTTGTTCCTGTGAAACCAGATGGTAATGAAGGAATCATTCCTTCAATCTCGCTTTTTTTTAATACCCTATTGTTTTCGTCAGGCAAACCTATGTACAAAGTAGATGATGCCCTGATTGTACCTATAATATATATTTCACCATCTGTAGATTCAATTGACATATTATTAATGGATTCTATTTTTAAAACCCCATCACCAACATGGTCTAACCAAAGAGCACCAGAACCTTGATGTTGAAGGTGAAGATCGGCAGCCCCAAACATATATACCTGTGAATCATACGTGTCTGAACCACTTGTTAATGTAAAATAACCGTCATTAGCATTTACGGCCAATAATGAACCTGCTGCTTCTGAACCTAGTAAAATTTCATAATCACTGCATATATTTACTCTACGGAATTCATTTTTCATCAAGAGTTCAAATGCATCAGGTTCATACTCATTCAAAAATATGCCAATGCTCTTAGTTGTCCCTTCTTCATCATAAAAATAAAGACCTTTACTTGCAAAACTTGTTGGAGTCCCAATAAAGATATTATTCCCCACATAAGCATCTGTATCAACGCTAATACTTCCCCCTGTAATGTCTAAGTTTGAAGCCTCTGCCGCCCCCGCCATACTTACCTTGAACGGCGCGTCTGCATATGTAGCGTCACCCAGGTATATACCGTTGCTATCTGCTTTGAATACATTATCGCCGGTGCCTATGGTTATGGAACCTTTGAATGTGCCACGTTCAACAATCTGGTCACCATTTGAATCAAGGCTTACCGTGGTATCTCCTGCGGTATTGTACATCTTAAATACAAATAGTCCGCTTGCAGGATCGTACCCCATCTGCAAGCGCACCACAGGCGTTGTTTGCTTATCTCGCATAGTGATTAGTGGGCCGTCAAAGGTAGTCTCACCCCTGTCGCTTGAAATTTTGGTAAACTCCGTTGCAAGCCGCTTGACGTTCTTTGAATCCAAAGTCCCCAATAGATACCGTATCTGCTGCATAACATCAATGTATGCGTTGGTCAGGTCTTTCACTCTCTTTTCAAGTGAATCGTTCAAGTTTGGTTCGTAAATGTTAATAATCGGTGTTGGCATTTTATCACTCCCCTTAATGTAATTTTATCATTAAAAATGAGAGTTTCATTTGTGTTTAAAATGTGTAATAAATGTACGTATAATAACCTATACGCTATAGATTATTATACGTAGTTCTAATGTTGTCTACTTGACAGCATTTGTCTTATTGTGATACCATTTGCTTACCAAAGATCGGAGGATTTATATATGGATATTATGTATACACAAGGCGAATATCTTAAAAATAACCCAACTTGGCATACAGAAGACTCTCGGTGGAAAGCTTCACAAATCACTAAATGCATCAAAAGGAATAATCTCGACCCCAGTTCTATATGTGAAGTTGGATGTGGAGCAGGGGAAATATTGAATCAATTACACTCAAACATGGCAAACAATGTATCTTTTTACGGTTATGAGATATCTCCACAAGCATATAATTTATGTATAAGGCGAGAAAAAACCCGCCTAAAGTTTTTTCTTAAAGACATACTAAAAGCCGAAACTGTTTTCTTTGATTTAGTTCTAATAATCGATGTAATAGAACACATTGAAGATTGTTTCACCTTCTTGCGTAACCTTCACAGCAAGGGTCAATTCAAAATGTTCCATATCCCATTGTCAATTTCTGCGCAAACAGCAATACGCAATACGCCAATCATTTCATGCAGAAGAACATTTGGGCATATCCATGATTTTACCAAAGATACCGCATTGGAACTATTAAAAGAAACAGGATATGAAATTATTGATTATTTTTATACTCCCGCCGCAACTGATTTACGCCGTAGTTTTAAATCAACTATTTTATGTATACCTCGCAAAATAGTATTTAAAATCAATGAGGATATGGCTGCGAGATTATTCAGCGGTTATTCATTAATGGTACTTACAAAATAAATTTACGTCCCATTATATAAAAAATTGAACCATCTTAACATAAATCAATTACCTGTCGGTGTTCTACATTCTGTCCAACCTCCACCAGCCGTTAACGCTTTCCATTTTTCGATTATGTATTTATCTGGTGACGATCCTAACTCAGTAGGCGTTGTATTTATACACTCATCACCTACAAATAAAAATACTGCGGGAGGTGTAGAACCAAAATATATTGTTCTCCATCCATTCACATCTTCAGCAGGGTATTTGTAGACATATACTGCTCCTGTAAGTGTTTTTATCTCACTTCCGTAAATCGGTGCAATATGTGCCTGAGGATTGTTACCGCTACATCCTTTTATAAACAACGCAACTGCCGTTCCACAAGATATATCAATGGTCATGCTGCTAAAAATATTATCAATCGCATACCCCTCAGTTAAAGTAATAGACTGTAAACCGATGCCGCTTGTAAACTGATTATCAATAGTATCTACTCTCATAAATTTATTGTCATCCATTACCAATTTATTAACATATCCACGTATTACTACGGCCTCGATAATATTAGCTGTTGTGCATTTACAGCAATCAACAAAAGTATTATTGCTGATCTCTAATAAATCAGTAAGGTTATAATTATTAAGTTCGATTGCACGGCCAACTATATTCTCAAACGTGTTTTTTGTGATGGACAACCGCCTAGCATCATTTATTAATATAGCTTGATAATTTGCCGATTCACTTGTTGTCGGTTTCAAGGACTTAAAATAATTTTCATCTATGATTATATTCCCTAACCTTGAAGTATTTTCATCTGGTATACCGCTTATTAAAGCTCTATCCGATATTGCCGCATATGATGATTGCTCAATTGTATTATTGCGAATATTAATATTGTCAATTTCGTAATCAACCAATGAGTAAAACCTTACCGCCTCCATAACCCCTTTCACGTCATTGTTTTCAATTATAATATTATTGCATTCCTCATCTTCACTTCCTGCAACTATAAAAGCAACGCCATAATTGGATATTATATTTCGCGATACTATGCTATTTTTGCAATGTAATTCAATTGCGGTTTCAACTTGTGGAGTAGGTCTATCTTCGTTTTTTATAATAAAATTATTGTCGCATATCCTAAAATGATTACCCCTTGCATGGATAGATGAATGGTCATTTAGATAAACGTTTCCTGCAATATCCTTGCCACAATTTACAAATGTACAATTTTGTATATTAACGTAATCCGCTGGTATAGGATCATCAACTGTAACAGCCGTACCGCCAAACAATACAGGTATTTCACCTGATATATTTGCAAAGGTTACCCTATCAATGGTAACATTCTCTGAGAGATATGACCCAATACATACAGAGAGGCAAAGAGTGCTCTCACCTACAGGAACTAAATTTTTTAAACCGTTACCATCTATTTTAAAATCTCTAAATACGGCATTACTTAATTTTCCATTTCCATCATTTATATGATTCCACAACACACCATTATATCTTCCGTAATCTCCGACATAATCATCATGTTCAGCGTCATTTACATTTGAGTGATCACACACAAAAAGCACACTGCCGTCACCATCACCAAAGATAGTAACATTACTCTTAGGCATTAAGAACACAAAACTGGTTGGCCGCTTCTTTTCTAGCATGTATATGCCTTTTGGTATATATACGCTTGCCCCTCCTAACGAATAAGCATAGTCAATAGCTGCTTGTATGGCATCTACATTATCAAAATTTTCATACCCAGCTTCGGTCATGGAATGCGCGCCAAAGCTTTTTATGTCCACAGTTTCTGCCAAATGTGAATTAAAGTCATTAGTTAAGTCAACAACATCTATCGCCTCAAGTTCAGTTTTCAATGTCTGCAATATGGAATATTCAGTCGTGCTTTCCACAGAAGAAGCAGAAATCAAATCTTCATCAACGTAGAATCTGAACCTTGCAGTTGTCAGCCTTTCGTCGGACGAACCGTAAAGCTGAACGGACGCTCTAACACTTCCAGGGATTGCAATCTCATTTGTCCCCATCGTGTAAGTTATGTTCCCTGCATTAATTGTCAAATCGCCCTGAACTACATTCCCATCATCTTTCACAAACGTAATCGTTCCGCTTGCTACTTCGCTGTAGTCAATCTCAGTAGTGCCATCGTATACCTCTATTGTCAGGACGTTAACCTCGGCATCATTACAGGTAACCCTTATGTCTGTTTCCTGATAACCGCTCCATGTTAGTTGTAGTGTTAATGCAAAATTCTTAGTAACCATCTAATCATCCTCCCCCACGTAAAACATTCTTTGCAGCTGGTGTACTTTGTAATCTCCGGACATATCCAACCGTATCTGAAAATGATCTGCATTCTTCAACTTCAACGCAATCTTAAAGCTTGTCAGGTCTGTAGCGTTATAATCCTTTACCTTCGTAAACGCGCCGTTGTCTGTCCTCACATATACCGCCATTGTTGCGCCTGTTTCGAGGTCAACCCGGCAAAACAGCTCGCTGTGACCTTTTTTATTTGAAATATATTCGGAAAACTCTTTCGTTGTCAGGCTTGATGATATTGTCTCGCTGCCATATCCAAGCTTATAAATTTTGTTATCGCTTGCCAGTGCGTACAGATACCCATCCAGAAATGCGAATTCTGTTACCTGTAATGTATCTTCTTTCAGGAATATCTTTTTCCACGTGTCATAAGTGTACAGCGCATAAGCAGTACCGTTGTACAGTGAAGCATAGTACCATCTGCCATCACCGCCACCCTTGCCTGTTGTGTAACTCTCATTCAGACATTCGCTGATTACCTCCGGCGAACCGCCCGTATACGCAACCACGCCCTGGGGACTTAGCCAGAACAGAATATCGTTTACCTCACAGATTGATTTGCTGTCCAAGCATCCCAGCCGTGAAATCTCAATAAGTTGGAAGTCGCTCGGGATGGTGCCGAATACCTTAAACACTCTATCCCTCTTGAACGCCAACACAGCGCCTTTGTAACTCACTATACCTGTGAAATTGCCGTTGGTGCCTGTGTCAACCTGGTATGCGTCCGTAGCTTCTGAGGGGCTTGAGAAAGTTGTCCAGTCGTCAAAGTCACCTAATGCAGTACAGTAAACATCGTCACCCTCTACAGCCCATATGCGATTGTCCAGTACGCAGGCATAATCTATGTCAGGAACGCTTCCGGCAGTCGGATATGTCCCTGTACCAAACGAAGCAAATGTTCCGCCTACAGTGTCATAAGACACGTTATCAGGGAATATAACTATCCTGCCCAATAATTCCACCATGCACTTAGCGGAGGCGGTTACAACCCCTTTTGTGACGTTGTCATACTTGAATGAGCATCCGGTAAAGGTGATTGCCGCTGTTTCCTTGCCGGCCGGGTCGCCGCTCGTTATCGTGAAAGTAGTAGCAGAACAGGTTATCGTTGCGGCGGATGCAGTCGTGACTACAACCGTGGCGTTATTGTCTGTGTTGACTGTACAGCCGGTTATGACTAAAGTATCGCCTACAGCTATGCCTCCGAACTTTGACGTCGCAGAGGTTATTGTGTGCGCTCCAAACGTAATGTCACCTGCGGGAGAAGTAAAGGTCACCGAATCCACCCAAGCCAACTTTGTTGCGGCGAATAGAGCTTTGCCGCTCGTCAGGGTATATGATGCTGTTCTCGGCAAACGAGGGCTTATAAGCGGAAAATTGCGTGAGGAAAGATTAGTACAGGCCGAAAGAGCATTGTCAGCGATTGCAGCTCGTTTATCCAAACCCATAAATTCTATAATGCTTTTCTTTGCCTTATTGCTTACTTCCGCTAATTTAGGTAGATACATAATTATACCTCACTGTCGAAATCTACATTAGAGTTGTAATATTCCTCTTCGGCACCGATCATTTCTTCCTCAAGCGTCGTTGGTCTGCGGTCACTGTACCACCGCTCAAAGTCTGCAAGCTTCTGATTGTACAAAGCCATGTAGTTGTTGTATATCTTGAAATCCTTGCCGTATAAGCACATCTGCGCTATGTTGTAGAACCTATATACGTCTACGAACCGATCAGGAAGAAGAAGCGTTTCAGTTGTTATGCCGGCCACCGTTTTGGCTGTTGGTTTGGAATCATACGTAACCTTTATCTTAGGCGCTTTGATTGTTATTGCCGCTGCTTCGGCCTGTGCCGCAAACGTGCCGGGCGCAAAGGTCAATACGCTATCCTGAACATTTGTTACGGTCGCGTACTTATTGTTTGTCGTGTTTAGAAGGCACCCGGACACCAAGGCTATATCGCCCACCACAAAACCGCTGAACTCCGCACCTGTCGTGTATATAGCATTGGTCTTTATACTGACTGTGCCTGTCTCTGCCTGTGCCGTAAACGTGCCAGAATCAAACGTAAGCACCTTTGCCGCAACTTCGGTAATGACAGCGGATTTGTTGTTGCCGGTTTCATCTATGCATCCGGAAACGTCAATCTTATTTCCAACGTACAGGTTAGAAAAGTCTGTGCCTGTGGTTGTTATGGTCGTGCTTGTAAAAGTAATCTCGCTTGCGCCGGATGTATAAGAAGTATTCTGGAACGTTACCTGACTTGTACCGGAAACGTACTGCGCATCGTTCACCGTAGGAGCGGGGTATATGTTAATTTTGCTTTGCTCATACCAATAGCTTTTATTGACCTTGTAAGCTCTTGAATCATACTTTTTATACCGTACGCCATTTACATAAACTTTCCTTATGTCCTCAAAAGCCGCCCCCGTAGGAAGTGTAAGTTGAGTAAGGTTGATTTGCCTGTTGTAATACTGAACGCCGTACAGCTTCATTACGTCAGTGTAGACGTTCGATTCAACGGCATTTATGAAGTCTACCTGGTCAGCGTCGCCAAAAGCCGAACAGTCAAACTTTGATTCAAGAGATGTGATAAACGTATCAACAGTCATTCTTTTTCGTCCTCCTTCAAACGGTTAATCCAATAGGTGACTTCCTGTATAGCTCCACTTATGGCAAACATATCGTCGTGCGCCTGCTGATACCTTATTTGAGCCTGTTGAAGCTGTACCTTTAGTTCATTTAGCCTTGCTTCGTATTGTTTCTGCATGAAATCACCCCTTCAAATAAAAACCGCTCAAAGAAATATCCTTTAAGCGGTCATGTAAAACAACCTTATATGTTTATTTTATCACGGAATTGAGGAGTTCCTTTTGCGGCGGACGGAGAAGAAAAAGAGAGCCGGTTAAGACTCCCTTTGGTCGACCATTTATCCAATTTAACATTATATCCCAAATCGCTTGTAATCAAGCAATATCAAGGCTTTCAGCGCAACATAACTCAGTATAAAATAAATTGCGAAGTAAAAGGACGCTCTTACGAACGTCCCCTTTTGGCGGCCAGTTTAGCGGCTTCTGCCTGTTTTTCCTCTTCAATGAACTCTTTCATTTTGGCGTTCACCCAAGCGGATATCCGTATTCCCTTTGGCCCAGCGTACTTACAGAATTCATCAAGTACACCAGGTTCCAGAGTTACATTGCAAGCTTGCCTTGCCATATAACCACCCCCACAGGCGATTATATACCATAATGTGACATTTGTCGATTTGAGTTATTCAGCAAGAGAAATATCAATATAATACTCTTTGCCTTGCGTAATCTGGTCAGCAGCAGCCTTGTTGACCGTGTAGAAATTAATGTCACCGCCTGGAGTATACTTGAAGAATTCCTTATTTTCAGGACTTCCATCATATACCGCACTCATTTTTATTAACGCATTTTCCTGATCTGTGCCAGCATTAAAAGATTCCTTATAATGGCACCTAAACTTACACCTTACCATGAAAATCACCTTTCTTTCTTATATTTGTTTAAGCGCATAACTGCGCATTATCGCGCTTAAT